GCCGTCCTGATCCTCCCGCTGGTGTATATGGTTGTCGCCGCCGTCATGTTCGGCGAGGGGTGGACGAACGACATCCGCGCGATGGTCGTTTCCTCGATCATCAGCCTCGTGCTCGGGTCGATCACCGGCTTTTTCCTGGGCACGTCCTATGGAAGCCAGCAGAAAACCGCGATGCTGGCAGACAGGCGGTAGACGATGACGCTCGATCGCCGCGCGGCGCTGGTGCAACTGGCATCGATGCTCAAGTCGGCGCACGTTCAGTTGGCGCACATCTATCGCGCCGAACAGGAACAAACCGAAGCGCAGGCGGTCGCCATCGAAGCGGGCGACCCCGGAGACATATTCATCCGCCGGCCGATCTATGAATTGGCCGGCGCGCTGCAGCTCTTGCATGGGTGCGTTGAAAACATGGAAAGCGCCATCGAATACGGGATGCCGAAATGAGCAATAGCTTTCTCTTCAATGGCGACGTGGTCCTGCATCTGCTGCTGGTGGTATCCGGAATCATCGGCTGCTTTCTCGCCGTAGGCTTCCTGGTGGTCATGATGACCGCAATCGTCGAGCGCGATTGCCGCAACGACGCGTGGTTCGACGAAGACGGGAAGCGCCGCGATGAGTGAGCACCACGAACGCGCGCTCGAAAAGGAAATGCTCGAAGCAGCGCAGCACGTTGCCGACGTGGCGCATGTCGAGAAGGACCCGCTGCTGATCATCCTCTGGCGGCTCAATCACCAGGACCGCACCCTCGACGCAATCAAGGGCGACCTGCATGCGGTCGGCACGACGCTGAACGAGCACATCGCCCGCGAGGACATCATCAAGGAATCCATCGACGAAATGGTAAGCATGTGGAAGGGGTCGAAGGTGGTGGGCCGCATCATGACCTGGCTGGTCGGCATCGTCGCCGCCATCGGCGCCGCCTGGGCGACGGCGAAGAAGTCGCTTTTATGACCATCTGAACTATTCGAACAAAGGAGTAATGCAATGTCCATGTCCAACGCATCCGAAACCAACCTGCTGCTGCTACTGTTCAACAACACCGATTGGGCCAACGTCGGCGATGCCGCCGGGCTGCAAAACAGCGCGGCCGCCGGCAACTTCTACGTCGCGCTGCATACGGACGACCCCGGCGACGCCGGCAACCAGACCACCAGCGAAGTCAGCTACACCGGCTATGCCCGCGTCGCCGTGGCGCGCTCGGCGGGCGGCTTTACGGTATCCGGCGCCCAGGTGAGCAACACGGCCGCCGTCCAGTTCGGCGAATGCACCGCCGGTAGCGCGACCGCGACGCATTTCTCGGTTGGCCTCGCTTCCACCAGCACGGGCGACATCCTCTACTCGGGCGCCCTGTCGGCAAGCCGGGCCATTTCCGCCGGCATCACGCCGCTTTTCAACGCCGGCGCGCTGCAAGGCACGGTCGACTGATGCACGTTTATCGCTGCGCACACTGTGGCGAAATCCTCGGCCCGGTTCCGCAGGAGCCGGAGCCGGTGTGCCCATGCCACCCGGACGGCGTATTGCAAGAGTACGACGATGGCGCTGCGCAGCCTGAGTGACATCAATGCCGCCTTCGACGCGGGCCGCTTCCACGTTCAACGATTCACCAAGAACGCGGGTACGGCACACGCGAAGATATGGGCCGACCCGACCTTCGCTTCCGGCCAGCCGGCCTATGATGCACACGTCGGATCGCCGGCCACCTTCACCCCGGCCATCGCGCAAAGGAACGACGCCATCTGGTTTCCCGGCATCGCCGCGGGCGAGGACCGCGTGCTGGTCGAGGCGCAGATATGGAGCAGCCAGGCCACGTTCAACGGCCCGATCAGCGTCGTCCTGTTCGACCTGGTCGGCTACTACCCGCTGATCGACGGCGATTCAACCGATACGCAGGCCTTCGACAACAGCGAAACCCTGCCGCGCTACGCCAGCGGCGAAGGCGTGTTCCCGGTCATGGTGTCGCACGTCGCGCCGGCCCTGCAAAACGGCGTGGCGATCATCAATTACACCGACAGCACAGGCGTCGCGCAAAGCTGCACGGTCGATGTGCCGAACAACGGCCAGAACCTCGTCTGCTCGGGCAGCCGGGCCGCCGCCGGCGCAACGTCCTGCACCTTGAGCCTGGCGCTGAACGGCGGCATCCGCGGCGTCAGCCGCATTGATTCACTGACCTACACCACGCCGCCGGGCGGCCTGCACGCCATCTACATGGTGCGCGTCCTCGGCTCAATGCAGCTCGGCGACAACCTGGTCTGCGGAGAGAAGAACTTCGTCACCGGCAAGGCCTTCAACCCGCCGCGCATTCCCGACGGCGCGTGGCTCGGCTGGTTCGACATGCTGGCCACCGGAACGACCGCGCGCACCGTGGCGTGGTTCGGGAACTTCACATTTGCCTGGGGATAAACATGGCCATCCAATCCATCGACAACCTGATTACCGCGCTGTCTGCCGGCCAGACCACGCGCTACGACTTCAACAAGATCACCGGCGCCTCGGCCTATACCCTCGGCCGCTGGTATGACATGAGTTCGCTCGGCGGCCTGCCGATTGCAAACGCCTGGGCCGGGACCGCGCTGGCATGGACGACCTGCACAGAATCCGCCGGCAACGGCACGCAGATTTTCGGGATGCCGCACGGCGGCAACGTCAGCACCAGCAAAAAGCACCTGCTCAACATGAACGCCTGGGCGACCGCGGCCACCGGGGTCCCCGGCACCCTGATGCTGGTCGACCTGCAAGGCTACTGGCCCGGCATCAGCAATAACACCACCTCGGCGCAAACCCTGACCGGCACGCCGACGCTGCGCTACACCAACGGCGCCGGGTGCCGGCTTTTCCAGGTGCAGACCGCCGTGGCCGGCGCCACGGCGCAAAACATCGCCCTGTCCTATACCGACCAGTCGGGCAACACCGGAAATGCGCTGCCCGTCACGGTGGCGATGACCGCCTCGGCCATCGTCGGGCACATTTCGCACTCCGGCGTGGCCGCCAACAACTACGGCCCCTTCCTGCCGCTGGCCTCGGGCGATTCCGGCGTGCAAAACGTCGCCACCGTGACCATGAGCGCGGCCAACACCGGCACCTTCGCGCTCTGCCTGGCGCGGCCGCTGGCCACGATCACCCTGTCGGTCGCCGGCCTGATGACCGAAAAAGACCTGCTCAACCAGATTCCGAGCCTGCCGGAAATCAAGGACGGCGCCTGCCTCGTCTGGCTCTACGGCGCCGGTGCGGCAACAGCGGCAAGCACCACCTTTGCCGGCGGCATCGAGGTCGTCTGGGGCTGACATGGCGCTCTGGCCGAACGCCCGCTACATGACCCGAAGCACCGCAAAGGGCTTCGGGCGGGATGTCGGGCTGTCGATGCTCAACAAGAACCTGGGCGACCGAATGAACCGTTTTATCAACGAGTCATTTGCCCGGACCGCCGCAACGCCGGCCGGCTACGACGTGATGGCCTTCGTGCCGGCGATCCGGGCCGGCGGCATGGCGGCACTGCGCGTCATCGTCGCCACCGGCGGCACGGCCAACGTCCTCGCCGGCGGGCCGATGGAAGGCACCGGCGCTGTCACATTCAGCCAGTCGGGCGGACTGTCGCTGACCGTCGCCCTGCAAGGCTCGGACGCCGTCGCCACGCTGACCGGCGAAAACATGGTCCTGCGGCTCACCGTGGGGCTGGACGGTAGCGGGGTGTTCGCTCTCACCGGCACCAACAACCTCGCCCTGATCGTGCCCTTCCAGGGCGCCGGCGGCGTGCTGACGATGGGCGCCGGCGCCACCGACCTGCGCGGCCTGCTCGCGCTGGCCGGCGAATGGACGCCCTTCGCCGAGCTGTCGCCGGAAGGCCTGGCAAACGCCGTCTGGAACGGCCTGGCGACACAATACAACGAAGCCGGCACGATGGGCGCCAAGCTGAACACCGCATCGAGCGGCGGCGTCGACCTCAACGCGCTGGCCGCCGCAGTGCATGGCTATACCGTCGAATCCGGCATGGCGTTCGAGGAAGTGACCCGCATCATCGTCGCCGCGCTCGCCGGAACCACGGAAAAGGCCGGCAGCACGATCACCTTCAAGGGCATCGACGGCACGACCGACCGCATCGTCGGCAGTTTCGACGCCGAGAACAACCGCACCGGCGCCGTGCTCGATGGCAGTTAGCGACGGCTGGTTCGCGCAATGGTTCGCCGGCGGCTGGTTTCCGGCCGTCTGGTTCGCGCCGGCCGACGAAAGCCACCTGCTGCCCGAAGAAATACGCACCGGCGGCCGCCGTCGCCCGCGCATCATGCACCTGGCGCCGGTCGCGCATCCGGTCTTCGACGCCCGCCGCAATCCCGTCGACGAGGAAGCCGCGCTGCTGCTCTGCGGCGCGCTGTAATCTTCCCCCTGAACATTACAGCGGACGTTCGCGAAACTGCGGGGCATGGAGAAAATGCCCATGTCCGCCGAAACCCGCAAAGGCCCGCCCACGCGCGGCCTGACGCTCGAACGGGCCTTCCTGTTCGAGCGCGAGAAGATCGACGAGGAAACCCGCACCGTCGAACTGGCTTTCAGTTCGGAAGCGCCCTACGAGCGCTGGTGGGGGATCGAAATCCTCGACCACTCCAAATCTGCCGTCGACCTTACCCGTCTCAAGTCCGGCGGCCCCCTGCTTTGTGACCATGATTCCCGCGACCAGATCGGGGTAATCGAATCAGTCCGCATCGACGACGACCGGGTAGGTCGCGCCGTCGTCCGCTTCGGGAGAAGCGCGCGTGCCGAGGAGATTTTCCGCGACGTGATCGATGGCATCCGTCAGAACGTCTCGGTAGGCTATGCCATCGACGACCTCGTCCTCGAAGCCAAAAGCGGAGATGACGAAACCTACCGCGTCACCCGCTGGACCCCCTATGAAGTATCCCTCGTCAGCGTGCCGGCCGACTTCACCGTCGGCGTCGGCCGCGCTGCCGATCCTGTTCAGGAGATCAAGATGTCCGTTATCGAAACCCCGGCCGCCCCGGTCGATGTCGCCAAGATCCAGGCCGAAGCCCGCACCGCCGAGCAGAAGCGCGCCGCCGAAATCATCGCCATCGGCGAACAGTTCGCCTTGCAAGGCATGGCCGCCGAAGCCCTCCGCGCCGGCGAGCCGGTCGACGCCTTCCGCTCCAAGGTCATGGAAAAGCTGGCCTCGCGCCCGCTGCCGAACCCGACTGCCGAAGTCGGCCTGTCCGGCGGCGAAAAGCAGCGCTACTCGGTGCTGCGCGCCCTGCGCGCCCTGGTCGACAAGGACTGGACGAACGCCGGTTTCGAGCGCGAATGCCACCAGGCCATCCTCAAGCGCGCCGGCATCGCTGAAGCCCCGAACAATGGCTTCTACGTGCCGTATGAAATCCAGCAGCGCGACATGACGGCCACCACCGGCAACGCCGGCGGTTACGTCGTCGCCACCGACAACCTGGCCGGATCGTTCATCGACCTGCTGCGCAACCGCGCCGTCGTCGCCCAGCTCGGCGCCACGATGATGACCGGCCTCGTCGGCAACGTGACGATCCCGAAGCAGACCGCCGCCGCGACTGCCTACTGGCTGACCAACGAAGCCACGGCGATCACCGAGTCGCAGATGACCCTCGGCCAGCTCGCCCTGTCGCCGAAGAACGTCGGCGCCTACACTGAGCTGTCGCGTCAGCTCATGCTGCAGTCCAGCCCGGCCGCCGACGCCCTGGTCATGAACGACCTGGCCCGCGTCCTGGCGCTGGCCATCGACCTCGCCGCCCTCGAAGGCTCGGGCGCTTCCGGCCAGCCGACCGGCATCAGCCAGACCGCCGGCATCGGTTCGGTTACCGGCACCTCCATCGACTACGCCAAGGTCCTGGAATTCCAGACCGACGTGGCCGGCGGCAACGCCCTCGCCGCGAACTGCGCCTATGTCACCACGCCGGCCGTCGCCTCCCTGCTCAAGCAGCGCGTGGCATTCTCCTCGACTGCTTCCCCGCTCTGGGAAGGCGGCATCCTGGACGGCAACCTGCAAGGCTTCCGCGCCGTGGCGACCAACTCGGTCACCGCCGCGTCGATGGTCTTCGGCGACTTCTCGCAGGTCGTGATCGGCGAATGGGGCATGCTCGAACTGGCGCTCAATCCCTACGCGAACTTCGCGGCGGCGATCAGCGGCATCCGCGCGATCCAGACGGTCGACATCGGCATCCGCCAGGCCGGCGCCTTCTCCCGCGCCACCTCGATCACCTGATAGGGCAGGGCGGGCTGCGGCCCGCCCGTCTCCCCGACATGAAGATCGAAGTCATCCGCGCTTTCTACCTCGCCGGCGAAGTCCGCCCGGCGGGCGACCGTGTGGAATGCGACGACCGCCTGGCGGCCGAGCTGATCCACAACGGCAAGGCCCGCCCGGCCACCGACCCGGCGCCGGAAGAAAAACCGCGCCGCACCCGAAAGGAACCCCATGAGCCAGTTTAACTTCGCCTCCGGCGCCACCGTCCTCCACCTGTCGGCCTCGGCCTCGCAGGCCAGCACCGTCACCGGCAGCGCCGTCGACCTGCTGGATTACGAAGGCGGCGTCGCCATCGTGCAGTCGCACGGCACCGGCACCGGCACTCTCGACGGCAAGATCCAGGATTCCGCCGACGGATCGACTGGCTGGGCCGATGTCTCCGGCGCCGCCTTCACGCAATCGACGACCACCGCCGACGTCAAGGTGCTGGCGCTCAACCCGAAACAGGTCAAGCGCTACATCCGCTACGTTGGCACCATCGTCACCGGCCCGCAGAACGTCGCCGTCGTACTCGTCGGCGTGAAGAAATCGGTCTGATGCTGACCACGGTCGAGCGCGGATTCTTCATCGATTTCGGGACCGCCGCCACCATCGGCGCGGCCACGGTGATTGGGATTTTCGACGTTCCGACCGCCGAAACCTTCGGCATGCTCGGCACCGACCCGACCTTCACCTGCGCCGCGGCCGATGTCCCCGGAATCGCCGCAGGCCAGGCCGTCACCATCAACGCCGTCGCCTATACAGTGACCGCCGTCAGGCCAGACGGAACCGGCGTCACCGTGCTGACGCTCGAAAAGGCCGCCTGACATGGCGCACGTCCGAACCAGCATCCGCAGCGCGGTCGCCAGCCGGCTCACCGGCCTGACCACCAGCGGCTCGCGCGTCTATCCGTCGCGTATCCATCCGCTGGCCGACGCCAACCTGCCATGCCTGCGCGTCTATCTCGACGAAGAAGAGATCGACACCGAGAGCATGGCCGCGGACGCATGGCTCGACCGCCGCGCCGTGCTGCGCGTCGAGTGCTGCGCCAAGGCTGTTTCCGGTCTGGACAGCACGCTCGACACGATGCTGGCCGAAGTCGAAGCCGCCATCGGCACCGGCGACGCCACCTTCGGCGGGCTTCTGAAATCCAGGCCGCTGCCGAGGACGGTTGCGGTCGACCTCGACGAAGGGCTGGAAAAGCCGGTAGGCATCCTGCGCGTCGATTACCTGGCGCATTACTTCACTGCCGCGAGCAATCCGGCCACCGCCATCTAAAGGAGATTCACATGGCAGTCATCACCAAATGGAGCAGCGTGGCGGTATCCGTGCAATCCGCGCTCGCATCCGCCAAGACCATCACCGCCATCACCAAGGCCAGCCCCGGCGTCGTGTCCAGTACGGCGCACGGCTACAGCAACGGCGATTATATCCTCATGTCCGTGCAGGGCATGTATCAGGTCAATTACCGGGTCTTCCGCGTGTCCGCCGTGGCGGCCGACTCGTTTGCGCTCGAAGGCGAAGATACGACCAACTATGCGACGTTCGTCTCCGGATCCTGCCAGGAGATCACCTTTGGCACCTCTCTGGCGACGCTGACCAACATCAACGCCAGTGGCGGCGATTTCGATTTCATCGACACGACGACGATCCACGACAGCATCAAGACGCAGGTCCCCGGCTTGCCGAACCCTTCAAACTACACGTTCGAATCCTTCTGGGACCCGTCCGATGCCGGCCTGATCGCGCTCAAGTCCGCATCCGACAGCCAGGCGCAGCGCGCCATCCTGTTCGGCTTTGCCAACGGCCAGAAATTCGTCTTCAATGCCTACGTCGGCTGCTCGCTGGCGCCGACCGGGTCGGCACAGGACCTGATCAAGACCAGCGTCACCTTCACGGCGCTCGGCGGCTCGAAGTCGTATAGCTCCTGATGGCCACGCTCTCATCCGCAGATGCCGCCGCCCACCTTCCGGTATTGCCGCGGGAAACCGTCGCCGTGCCGGCGCTGGGCGGCGATGTCATCGTCCGCGGCCTGCGCCTGTCGGAACGCCTCTCCCTGTTTTCCAACCTGCGCCAGGACGGGCGGAACTACGAAAGCATCGGCCGGCTGCTGTCGCTGTGCGTCATCGACGCAGCCGGAACGCCGCTGCTTTCCGAGGACCAGTGGGAGGAGCTCGGCGGCGGCCACTTCGACCAGGTGTTCGACCTGTTCAAGGTGGCCCGGAAACTCTCCGGGCTCGACGCGGAGGCCGTCGAAAAAAACTGACGGCGGCGCCCGAGCGCCGCTTTCTGTTCGCGCTGGCACTACGTCTCGGGCGGACGGTTGCCGAACTCGAGGCGACAATGACCGCCGCCGAGTTCGGCGAGTGGTTCGCCATCTGGTCATGGCAGTCGTGGGGCCCGATTCCGGCGCCGGAAAACACCGCCCAGGAAATCGACCCGATGCAATGGGCGCTTGGTGAGCAAATGAGAAATGGCTGAGAACAAAACCCAGATCATCATCACCGCCAAGGACGAGACGCGGGCCGCGCTCCAGTCCGTCCAGGCTGGGTTGTCTTCGCTGGAAAAAACCGCCGTCGGCCTCGGCCCGATCTTCGCCGGCCTTGGTGCGGCGCTTTCGTTCGGAGCACTCACCGCAGGAATCACCAATACGCTCAAGTTCGCCGCCTCGCTCGACGACATGGCGGAAAAGACCGGCGCCTCGGTTGAGAATCTGTCGGCGCTGGCGAGCGTGGCCAAGGTTAGCGGAGTCGACATCGACCTTGTCGATTCGGCCCTGCAAAAACTCGCAAAATCGCTGCAAGGGACCGGCGAAGAATCCAAGGGAGCTGCCGCAGCACTTGAGGCGCTTGGGTTGTCCGCAGACGAACTGCGGCAAATGGACACTGCCGAGGCGATGCTTAAAATCGCCAAGGCGCTTGACCAGTTTCGTGACGGCAGTGGCAAAACAGCAGCGGCAATGGCGCTGCTCGGAAAGGCTGGCGCAGAGGCGCTTCCATTCCTCAAGGACCTTGCCGAGCAATCCGAACTGGTCGGGAAAGTCTCCACCGAGCAGGCTGCCCAGGCAGAAGCCTACGAAAAGAACCTGAACAGGTTGGCTGCATCGTTCGGCGCTGCAGGGAAAGCGGCAGCCTACGAGCTGCTGCCATTCCTCGAAAAGCTCACGTCCGAAATGGTGCGGGCCAAGGACGAGTCCGGAAGTTTCGCATCGGTCTTCGGCGAAGGCGTGCGCACGGCGTTGGAAGCGGTGGCCGTGCTTGGCGTCAACGTCATTTACGTCTTCAAACAAATCGGCAATGAGATCGGCGGGATAGCTGCCCAGGCGGTAGCGCTGGCTAGGCTGGATTTCAAGGGATTCGGCGCCATCGGCGACGCCATGAAGGAAGACGCGAAAGTAGCGCGTGCCGAAGTGGACCGCCTGTCCGCCGACCTTCTAGACCGAAGCAAGAAAACGAAGGAAGCGATTGCAGAGAAGCCGGCGCTGTCGTTCAAACCGCCAGAAGCGAAATTGCCAAAGGCGAGAACCGGCGGCGGCCGTTCACAGATCGACGAAGCGGAACGGCTGATCGCTTCGCTCAACGAGCAGATTGCGCTCAAGCAGATCGACGCCGATTCGACCGAGAAGATGACCGCGTCCGAGCAGCAGGCGGCACGGGTGCGCTACCAGCTCGAAGCCGGCACGCTGAAGGCGACGGAAGCGCAGCGGGCGGCGATCAATGCGCGCCTCGATGACCTGGTGTCGATGGACAAGGCACTGACGAAGCAGCGAGAATTCGCCGACGGCGTGCGGAAGCTTGAGGAAAGCACGGTACGCCAGCGCCAGGAAATGATTGCCGCAACGCAAGCGGCTGAGGAACAGGCAGCCGCCTACGGCATGTCGTCGGCGCAGTTGTCGACGATGACGCAGGCACGGCTCGAAGATGCCATCGCCACGGCCCGCCAGAACGGCGCCGGAGAAGAGCAGATCAAGGTCCTCGAAGAGGAACTGGCATTGCGCGAGCGCTACACCGCGGCGCTCGAGAAATCCGACCTTGCCCGCGACCTGGCCGCGACGAAATCTGCCAAGGAAGCCCAGGAAACCGCGCGCAAGGCGCGTTATGACGTGGCCTTGGCGAAGGGCGACATCACCGAGAAGCAATACAAGGAACTGGTCGACAACCTCAAGCAGGACGTCGACGAAATGGGCGAATTCATGAAGCAGGCCGCACGCAACATGCAGGACGCCTTCGCGGAGTTGTTCATCAACCCGACCGGAGACGGTATCCGCTCGTGGGGCGAAACATTCGCCAAGACCCTGCAAAAGATGATCGCGCAGGCTGGATCGGCGCAGTTGCTAAAGCTCATGCTGGGAGATGTCGACAAAACCGGAAGCCTTGGCGGATGGATCGGCGACCTGATCAAGCCCCTAAAAAACGTGAACTGGTCCGGATTGTTCGGAGGGGCTTCATCCTCATTCATACCGTATGAATGGGCTAACGGCGGCATCATGACCAGTGCCGGGCCGCTGCCGCTCAATACATACGCTGGAGGCGGAATTGCTACAAGACCCCAGCTTGCACTATTCGGAGAGGGCAGAACACCGGAGGCGTATGTGCCTCTTCCGGACGGAAAACGCATTCCCGTGGCGATGCATGGAGGAACTGGCGCCAACATCACCGTCAACGTGAACAGCCAGACCGGCGACCCGGCTGAAATCCGCCGCAGCGCCGCCGCTGGGGCGCGCACAGCGCTCGGCCTGATGTCTGGCGCCGGGAGGTATCGCTGATGGCCGACTTTCTCGAGGAGCGCTTCTGTGACCTGATCCGCTATGGGTCGAGCTGGCAGGACGACTACGCCGTGCAGATCGTCAAGACCGCCGGTGGCCAGGAGTACCGCAGCCTGACGCATCCATTCCCGTTGCGCAAGTTCGATGTTTCCTACCTCCTGACCCGCGCCGACACGGCAGCGCAGTTGCTCGCGCTCTGGCACCGCGCGCATGGCCAGTACGCCGGATTCCGTGCCCGCTGCTTCGACGAATGGTCGAGCAACGGCATGACCGGAACGCCGACCGAAACCGACCAACTGACCAAGAAAATCTCCAGCACCATCTGGCAGTTGCGGAAATGGTATGGAACGGACGGCACCGCCGGCGCTTCCGGCTATCCCTACCGTGTCATTTACAAGCCGGTATCCGGAACCGTCAAGGTTGCGGTCAACGGCACGCTCGTCGCTGGCCCTGGAGCCAACTGGACCGTCGACACCACGACCGGCCGTATCACGCTGTCGGCAGGCGTCGCCGCTACCGTCGTCGCCGACAACGTGCGCGCCGGCTTCGAGTTCGACTTCATGGTCCGCTTCGGGTCGGCGCTGGTCATCGGCCAGGACTACCCGAATCACCGCAGCGCCGAAGGCGTCATCCTGCAGGAAATCATCGCGCCATGAAATCGACCGTAGCACCCTACCAGACCGCCTCCTGGTGCGTGCGCATCGAGTGCACCAACGGCACGACGCTGCGCCTGACGACCTACCCGACCGACCTGACGATGTCGAACGCCACGGTCTACGAGACGGATTCCGGCTACGAGCAGACCGCCTTTGTCGCCGATACCAGCATGGCCAGCAGCGCTATCGACGTGACCGG